GCTAAATCGCTAATAAACTTTTCTAATTCTTTATCTTTAGTCATTAACTTGTCGCCATATTTAATGCCTGTTGTTTTTCTTCAGACATTTTGTTTTCTTCTTTTGGTGATATTTTAGCAAGTAGTTTATCTACTTGTTGTATAGCCCCAAAAACAGCATTTAGATTACTTTTCATAGTACCTAAATCTTTTTCAGTTTGAGTTATTCTACTATTTAATAACTCAAAATCTTTTTTTAATACTTCACGTTCTTGTTGCAAATCACTTTGTGTTATAGACATAATATTCTCCTTTAATTATATATTAAGCGTTAATTGTAGCGCCATTACCTTCAGCTAGTACATACCACTTTGAATTTTTAAAAATCAAAGTTACAGTTTCACCTTCTTTATCAAGTGTAATAGATGAATATCCACCTCTATTTGCTGGTGTAATTGTTACTGCGTTTGTACCAGATGTTGAAGTGTTTATAATTGTTTTAATTTGACCGTCTGCACCATCTGCTAAAGCACCACTATGTGTTGCTGAAGTAGCGTTAATTTCAGTTACAGCAGTTGTTACGTTAATTGCTGTTGCTGTTGAACCATCTGCTGTGATTGTTTGTGAAGTTTGTTTTAAACCTAACCAAGAAGGTACGTTGTTAAAAACATCTTCTGCTGCTACTTTTTTATTGATTGGTGTACCTGACGGATCGTCAACTACGTGAAATAAATCTGCGGCCGCTAAAGCGTCGCCTAAATCGGTCAATGCCGTTACTTTTTTATCTGCCATTTTTTTCTCCTATAAACCCTTTTGGGAATGCTACTCTAGGTATTTGCCTAGATCACTTTGTTAATATATTTAGTAGGGCACCCGAAGGTGCCCTTAATATTATAATTAGTTACTTGTTAAGGTTACAAGAGTTTCAGATTGTGTTCTTCCTGCTCTTCCACCTGAACCAGTTTTTCTTAATACCCAACCTCTATGTGCGCCTTTAACTGACAATAATGTTGAACCATCTTGCGATAGTTGACCAGCTGAAGTTTCACTAGCGTTGATATTGAATAATCCGATTGTCGCACCTGTTATAAATGCGTCTGCGGTTTCATTTCTGTATAATTTACCTACAGCTGGATTGCCTGAATCGTGCATATTTGCAGCTGTTGGTGATTTATTAACGTACAATAATGCCCATAATGGTGCACTAGCGCCGTTATCTGTTTTTGCCCAACTTGACATATTATTCTCTCCCTATAAGTTAATTGTTAGGTACTCAATTTGTTGATATAATCGCTAATATTTATAAGAGAGATTTATTAGAAACCCAGTTTTTTCAACTGAGCGATTGTGCGAGGTGTTGATGTATGAAGTATACCGATACCACCTCTTTCGGTGAATTGTCTTGTGTTTTTCTCATAATCATCAATAAGTATGGCAGGTTGTCCTACGACTTTTGCAAAGTTTTGTTTTTGCACTCTTTTAACTAGATTGATTCTGGCAGATGTAATACCAAGATTAGTTTTTGCCCAAAATGATTTACCAGGAATACAATTTGGATCAAAACTTTCTTCTACATAAGCAGACAATATGTGTGGTTTATATTTTGATATGAAATTCCAAAGTTCTTTTCCACCAGGCATCCAAGGCATAGTGTGCCAGAATTTAGGTGTGTCTTTAATAGGTTGCCACTTCTCAATTTTATTGGAATTCATCCATTTACTGATAGGCATACCTGTTGCTTTCTCAGCGGCCTTTTTAAAGTCGCATAAGACACCATCCATATCGCAATAGATTCTAGGTAAGTTTTTCATAGTGTATAGTTATATACTATCAGATTTTACCCTCTTTGTCAAGCAAAAAAAGAGTAGTAAAATCAGTAGTTTAAATATGTTTAGTTTTAGGTTCAGTATCAATAACAGCGGGTTTTTGACCTGTCATTGTCTTTTTGCCATTTTCAACTTCAGCTCTTAAATTACTGTAAGTTTTCTTTTCAGTTTTTGCTTTTTTCTCGGCAGAACTGTGACCAAATGATTTATGAACAAGTTTATCTAATTTAGTATGAAACTTATCTACTGCCGCCCTACTAACATCTTGTTCTTTTTTCATAATTGCTTTTGCAATATCGTGTGCCTTGGTAATAGTAGATTTTTCTAAAGGTGGTTTATCCTTTTTCTGTTTCATCGCCTGTGCCATACCAACTGCATATGGTTCATCAACTTTTTCTAATTTGCCTAATTTTTTTTGCATTTCTGCTTTTGTTTCACCATATTTCTTTTTAAAATCATCAGCAGATAATTCTTTAACGTCAATAGCGATTTCTTTCATTCTACCCTCTTTAATAGCTTTAATAGGATTGATGACTTCTTTTTCGCCTGGTGCTTCACGTCTTTTTTTGTTCATTGGTTGAGCAGTAAAAGTATGTGTTTCACTTTTAGTTGCTTTTGATATTGCTTGTCTTCTTGTATGTAAATATTTGTCTGTTGAGTCTACATCACCATCATTGTCAATATCTTTGTCTTTTCTATTTTTAAAATCTTTTTTAACAGCATCTTTGTTTACTGGATCTAAACCTTCACTTACAACTTTCGCAGCAACAGCTGTAATTGAGTTTTCTTTCATTCCTAAATATGTTTTAGGTGTTTCTAATTTTACTTTTTTTTCAATTTTAAAATCTGTTTCTTTAGACGCAATTTTCATTGCTAAATCTTCTAAGCTGCCAGACTTTGATTGAAGATATTTTTTACTCATTGTTTTCTCCTATTTTTTCTTTTTACTAGCACGTGCCTTTTTAGCAAGATCAGCGTCAGCAGTGTAATATGTTTTACCTTTTGTAATAAAACTGTTTATTCTAGCAAATGCCCATTGTTGTGGTGTAGTGCCTGGTCTATGACCACCTTTCCACGCAGCCATTCCTCTATTATAAACTTGTTTAAGAATACCATATGGTATTCCAGATTTTTCTGATTTGTTTTCAATTCCTTCTATTTTTTCATTGATACTATTTGGATTAGGATTAGAAGGACCTGGTCTTTGACTTTTGTAACATCATTTGTCTAGTTCTTAAATCCGCAACTTTTTCCATATCAGTTTTTTCACCAATAGAGCCTGTTTTTGAAGAACCAGCGTGTTTAGGGTCTCCCATTTTTCTTTTGTTCATTACACTTCGTGCCATTGTAGAAACAAAATTGATATTTGCTTGTGCAAGTTGCATTAAACTATCTGTTGAATATTTGTCTAAAAAGTTTCTTAATGTTTTAACTTTTTCAGGTGATATAGTTTTAATATCTTTGTATTGATCTCTAACTTTTTTAAGTTGAGCATCACTCATCGCTTCATCTAATTCAACTTCTTCATTTGCCATATCAGGATTATACATTAGATAATCTGAAACTGAATTGATATAATCTTTTGCTTTTGTAATTTTAGATTGTACCCACGCCTCTAAAGGATTACCGTCATCTGATTTACCTTGTAACATAGAAGAAAGTTCAGTTGCCTTATCAGCGATGGCCTCTAACTCACCTCTTGCCATAGAAATTTCGTGGTCTTCGTTATCGTTATCTTCTTTAAAACTTACACCTGGTTTTAAAGTATCCATTGTAATCTTAATATCTTTGACACCATCTTTTTTAAGTTGTGCCATTTTCTTTTCAGCAGCATCGTGGGTTTTAAATGGTACTGCAAATCTTTTTTTGTTTAATGGATCAGTATATCTTACTGTATGTGATTGCGCTTCAATAATTTCTTCTAAAGCTTCTCTAATTGTCTTTCTGTATTTACTCATTAGTTATCTACCTTTGCACCTGCTCTCCATTGGTAACACGACCAATATCTAGCTTTTGTTTTTGGTCCAGGGTTATCACAATTGTGTCTAGCCCTAAAATTTCTTCTTCTATCAGGATCATCTCTCTTAATTTCCATATTAGGATCACCAAAGTTTACTTTAACAACATTACCTTTTTCATTTTTTACATAAACAGAAAACTTTTTAGGTCCCTTGGGTGTTCTGAACGGATCGTTCAGTTTAACCGTGCGACCTTGGTATTCTGCTTCTGTGATTTCAAGTTCTTCGTTGCAATCATCGCAACATGCTTCCATCTGCTTTTCAACATCAGGATGGTGAGCAAACCCCGCCTCAAACTTAATACCTAAGTCTGAAGCAAACAATGTTTGTCCAACGCCCGCAGATTTATCCATTACAAATGACTCATCCAAGTCTTCTACTTTAAATGCACCACGAGGGTACGATTCGGCAGACTGACCTGGAGTCATCTGCGAATATCTTTTGCGGATTTCGTTTGTTCCGACTTCTACTGGTCCCAACATTTCTTGTTCGTTAACCATATCTGCCAGAACACGAGCATCCACACCATCAAACTGTTTTGCAATCTGCTGTGCATAGTATTCGATTGAATGTTGCAATCCTTTACGACCCGCTTCTTTCTTTTTGCGAGTCAGCACATC